GCCCACGCGTGGCTTATACTCTGAAAATAACAGAGGAAGGCAAGTATCGAAATCGCAAGCTGTGGGTTAATCGCAAGCTTGATGCGAAAACGATTTGGAAGGTTAAGAGTGATTTTGAGGCTCTTGGTTGCGGCGAAGTGAAGTCAGCTAATTTCCATTCAGCTTTAGAGTCGATCATCGGCAAGCTAGCAGTTGTCGAGCTTGCGTATGCTCCGAATAAGAATAATCCTGATAAGCCATATCAGAATGTTACTTTTCAAGAGCAGACTGAATCCATTCCGTTCTAATTAAAAATAATTGCGGCCTACCAATTGTCGAATGCATCGTCTCCAGACTTGTTGTGTTTTTTCCTTGCAGTTGGTAGGTCGCGCCTTAAGAGGGGGGCGCGTGAGCATAGATCAGTGGTTAACCATTCAGAGTAAAGAGCAAGCAGATGCTCAAGCGAATCTGAGCACACTGCAAAGCCACCTCGTTCAATTACATTTGTTAAAAAGTCGCATTGAGCTTCTCTCAGAGTCGATCGACGACCAGGGGACTTTACTTCGACGGCAAGAAATTGACCTTGTGGCGTTACACCAAGAATATCTGCGCAGCCTACAACGGTTTGAGAATTTAGATACGCGCCTGCACTTGCTGAATAGACAGCTTTCGATTCAACATGAAAGGCAAAGACGCCTATTTGTTTTAGGGCTTCTATCATTTGTTTTTGCAGCTGTCTTTCTGGCTTATTATTTTTCCGACCAGTCGGGCGCTTAGGGAGTTGGTTAGTGGCGTGTTTTTCGATTGCGTTTTGTATTCGTTTTTTGAAATCATTCATGCATAGATGATAATTTTTTCACGAGGAGGGGCAAGTGAATAATTTTATGATGTTCGCGTTAACACCGAAGCAAATTCAAATTGCGCACGTGGTGTCTGTAATAAATTCGAGGGGATATAAATTACACCAGTTTGAGAAATTATCTGCAGACTGTTGGCTCGTATGCTATTGGGGGAGTGAGCTAATACAGATCGCTAAGCAAGATGATTTCGAGATCCAAACGCTTTCAACGCTGGAGAATTAACATGCTGATTAAACTTCGCAGAATCATTTTACAATTATCTATTCCAATTCAAAAGCTGATTCAAAAGATACACCCACGCGAGTGCGACGTTCCTTATTCTTACGTTCGTCAGGTTGTAGCGTCGCTTCGTAATGGGGACATTCTTGTATCAAACGAGTCTTGGCATCTAAGCAACCTCACGATTCCGGGTCGGTTTAACCATGCTGCTGTTTTCTTCGGTGGCTATGTTTACGAAGCCGTAGCTCAAGGTGTGGTCAGGGTTGATCCTGTGGATTGGTTCATGCGAAAGAATGAGTTTGCAGTCTGTCGTCCGGTTTGGGAGGGGCGTATTTGGCACAAGAAAATGCACCAGTTTTTATTGAAAGCCGTTGGCAAACCCTACGACTTAATGTTCGGTGACACTAAAACAGACCAGTCATTCTATTGCAGTGAGCTCAGTTGGCTTGCTTGGGAGGCAATGTTGCCACACGTGAAATGGACATTGGACTTCACTCGTCGCGAAGTGATGGGGCAAAAGACAATCTTAGCGCAGGATTTTTATGATGCTGCGAAAAAAGGAAAAACAATAATTGTTGCAGAATACCTGCAACGCTAATGGAGGGGAACAATGGCAAAACGTAAAGCAACCGGAGCACATAAACTAGCAGTAGCAGTCACAAAAAGAGAAGGACTTAAGAAGTCCCTAACTGTGGCTCAAGTGAAAGAAGTAATTAATTGCATCTTTGATGAGTTATGGATTTCTGATCTTGATTCAAATCTGATTAACCAACTGATGGGCGAAGCTAAGGCAAGACAAGCAAAGCTATTCAAGAAAAAGTTAGCTGAAGTCGGGAAAGAAAAATGACATTCATCTTCGGCTTCATTTTAGGCATAGCAGTAACATGCGCGGTAATTTATTGGGCTTTCGATATTCAGATTGAGGAGTAAGGGATGAAAGGCAAAGAGATAAAGTTAACGAAAAAAGAAAATGAGGCTATCGAGAAAGTAATTGTTTGTGCTGAGGCTTGTCAGCAGCTTGTTGAAAAAACTGTAAAGCATTTTGAAACCAACAAAACGGTTGAACATGAGTGGTGGATGGCCTGCGAAAAAAAGTACAAAATTGATTCTCGTGAGTATAATTGGTTTTACGACAGAAGAAAAAAGGCGATTATCTGCACGGGAACTGCGTCAAATGCGAGGCTTCAAAAGTTTGACGAGGATGCCTTGCTTCGTAGGGCCATCAGAGAGTCAATTAGAGAATGTTTTGATTTGGAAATAAAGAAGTGAAACCATTCTGCGCACCAGACCTGCCATTCTTTGAGACTGTGCTCTGGCAAGCTAAGCAAATCGGAGCATCGCTTTTGCTTTTCGCTGTTATTTTCATCATTGGCTATTTAATATTTTTGAGGGTGAATAAATGAAAGGCAAAGAAATAAAGTTAACGAAAAAAGAGAGAGGTACTAAATAGAATATTCCGCTTATGAAAAGCTCAAGCTTGAGCGAGACGCGGCTGTGGAGGCGTTGAAATATATTAATTGCAGCGATGAAGATATTATGGGCAAGTGGGTTACTGGTTTTCACCTTAGAGACAAAGCCCGCGCTGTTTTGGCGATGATTGAACGGGGGGAGAAGTGAGGAGTGAATTGGTATTTCACATTTTGTTTAGCTTGTTGCTTTTTAGTATTGCGGCTGTACCGCTATTATTATGGTATGAGCAGGTGTTGCCGTTAATATTGAAATGCTTGAAGTGATTTATGGGTAATTACTTGAATGAGCTGAGGCGGATATGCGCGATAGGCCGCCGCTTCCTTAGCCTGAGCAACTAAGGGCAGCTCATTGAGGCAATCTCGATATGTCCCGATTGCAAGGGGCCTCAAAATTTAAAACAGGAGGGCATTATGCCATTAAAAAAAGGTACATCAAAAAAAGCATTTCAGTATAACGTGAAAAAAGAAATCGAGTCAGGAAAATCTCCAAAGCAGGCCGTCGCGATTGCTTATGCTCAGAAGAAAAAAGCAGGCAAGAAAAAAGGCAAGTAATTGAGGATTAATCTTGCTCAAGGCAGTGCAGAATGGATCTCGTGGCGCTCACAAGGCATCGGAGGAAGCGATATTGGCTCAGTCGTCGGGATTAATCCATATAAGGATATGCTGACACTTTGGCGAGAGAAAACTGGCCTCGATAAGCCTGCAGATCTGTCAGAAAACACCCGCGTAGCAAGAGGGCACTTGCTTGAAAACGAAGCGAGGTTGATCGCTCAAGTTGAGCTTGATTTTATTTTCACGCCGGAAACATATCAGCACGATGAACATCCGCAGCTTAGGTCCTCACTTGATGGCATATCCGAAGACGAGAAAACCATAATCGAGATAAAATGTCCCTCGAAAGCCACCCATAACGAAGCAAAAGACGGGGAAATCAAGCCTTATTATCTAGCTCAGTGCCATTACAATATGTTCGTGAGCGGTGCTGATGTTTGTTTTTATGTGTCCTATAATCCGAAGGATACAGATAAAGACACTTTTGTTTATAAGCGAATCGAGAGAAATCCCGGTTATATGGAGTATTTGAAGACCTATGCTCTGATTTTCTGGGAGTATGTCGAAAAAAAAGTCGAGCCGGATTTTGTTGTTGATGCATTTGATTGGGGGTTGAGTGACAATTAAGCAATGCTTAATTTTTCTAGGAAAGTTAGCCATTTCAGCCACGTATTTTTGGATAAGGATCTATCCTCTGACATATGGGTTACGGGCGACATTGAGGAGTCAAACGGCTCGATTAATATCGAAATTGATTCAGTTTTCGCTAGAATTTCAAAGGATAGTCCGTGGCTAAATTTAACCTCGACAATAATAGAGAACGAGAATTATTGTGATAAGCTGTATGATAAAATCACAGAATGGTATTCAAACGAGTGCTTAGGGATAGTGGATGATAAAACAAGATGTTAAAAATTTCATCAAGCAAGCTAGAAAAAACTCAATCAATGATACTGAGTTTACAAAAATTCTGGTCGAAAAATCAAAAAAGCTGACCGAAAAAGTTAAGTTACTAAACGCCATGATTCGGGAGCTTAACGCTAGTATTCCGACATGGTCTCCAAAGAGATTGCGCGATGGGCATCTTGGAAATTGCGATCATGGCGGGGCAGTTAGAAGTTTGATGGAGGTTAAATACTTCAAGGAGACTTTCTCAGTGCGTGAGCTTGAAGTGATAATTTTCCTTATGCGAGGAATGTCGAATAGGGAAATCTCTGAGAGTTTATTCGTCGGAGAAAAGGCGATTAAGTATCACATGACAAATATTTTAATGAAATTAAGATGCAAGAGCAGAGTCGAGGCGATTTTCAAGATCGCAAAACTGCTAGATGAGGACGAGAGAAATGGTGACGCTAGGGAATGAAGACCGGGGTTATTTATATACTTATTATTTTGATGGAAGCTTGCATGAGATTTTAATCTACGACGATTTTACATGTGAATGGTACGACGTGAAAGAGTTTTTAGCTTCAAATTATCCAAAGCAATATGAAAAGCACAAAATGAAATCCGATGTCTTATATGCTGCTCATTTATTAGCAGAGCCAGATTGCATGGACTTAGCTAAGGCAGATGCCGAAAGAAAGCTTGAAGGATGATTTATTTCGACGATTTCGGATTTCCGTGCGATCAGACCGGCGATGTTGGGGACTCTGCAGTCAGAGCGGGCTTGCTTAAGCTCTGCGCTAGTGGTGAAAAATGGCAGTATTCTTTACTTGATTATGAGATCAGAGACGGAAAACTCTGCAGACATCCGCACATGCTACCATGGTGCAATTATCGAAACATGAGCCGCGACAATACGATGCCGATCATAGCTGGATTTAATAAGCTTAAATTACACGACGCGCCAAAACGTGTTTTCTTCACACTATTGAAGCGTGGTTTTATCGGCACGAATATCGAGCGAGATTGGCCCGGCACACGCAAGAAACCGTGGCCCCATATCATGCGCGGGGGCGACCCGAAAGATAATGGTAAATGGCGTTTATTCGATTTTCCAGACCTATTTTGGAGTCCTGGTGTGATCGGCGCTTTGATACTAGCGGGCCGGGTTAAAGCATTCTATCCGATTCTGCCTATTTGTTACGCATGGCATCTATTGAGCATTATCTGGACCCGATTTAGCAAAAAAGAGATCAATCAAATGATCGCCGAGTGCTCAATTTATGGCACGCTTAAAGCTCTGCGCTTGGTTAATCCGGGCTGGGAGTCCGTCTCTGCCAAATACTGGCAGAGCCGAAATGAGCACAAGATGCATGAGCTTTTGAAGCAATTGATCGAATCAGCTTAGTTTCCCGTCAGTCCATTTTTTCCCATAAGCCATACGAATAGATGCTTCAATATACTCGCGCATAGTTACGTTAAGTTTTTTTGCCTCTAGTTTTGCCGTCTCTAAGTGAGCCTTGCAAATTCTGACAGATCCTAGCTCTGGATTTTTGATTAAAAAGTCCTCGATTTTTTCTCGTTTTTTCATTTTGTTTTTCCTCCATTAAAAATTCATTTATTAAATCAATCGAAAAATCTAACCCTTCACACCTGCCATCATTTATAAAAAGTTGGCGCCACCCTTCGTCACCGAGAGAATCATCAGTATTTGAATGCCCGCATCTGTGAGAGTTTTCCCTATTCCATTGCTCGGCCTTATTGCGCATTTTTGCCAGCTTTTTTGTTATGCCTACAAGCTTTCCAATTTCTCGCTTTGTCATTTTTTGCCTCGTTTGTTTTTCCTTTTAAATTCTAAGAATTTCTCAACTTCTGTAAAATAATATGTTTCATCTGCGCACTTTTCGCACAAAACTAAAGCCTCATCGCCCCAGTCGCCCGTATCTGTTAAAGGATGCGAGAAATAGTTAACTCCAGCACTTTTTCCACAACCATAACACTTATTAACTTCGGAATATTTTCCTTTATCTCTAAAATGATTCTTTTGTCGCTCAACTTGAGCCTGTGATCTTTTTTTCATTTTCGCCCTCCTTCTTATTGAGTGATTTGTTGATAAACCCTTAAATTTTGTTGGGCATAAAGCGTAGTGAATTCAGTTCCAAGCTCTACAATGCAATATGTATCGTTTATCGGCTTTATTTCTATTTCTGCCATTATATCTGTGATCATTTCGGCAGTTAAATTAAGCTCATCTTTTTTAAAAGTGTAGTCTTCTAAAATTATCATGTACCACATTTGATTTAGGTTTTTGTTTTCCATATTATTTTCCATTCCTTTTTTTAAGTTCTTTTTTTGTTTCAATTATTATTTTTTTGCATTTTGAAAAAGATGGAGAATTAATGCTTGAATTGAAAAGATGCATAGCCAATTCGTTTGTATTGCAATTTTCAAAATCTCTTATTATTTGCTTAGCTTTGTTTTTCATTTTAGTCTCCCTTGCTATAAATACAGTATGCACCATGCGGCATAAAAAAGCAGCATAAAAAGCACCATTGTATCGTATCGATACATGCTTAAAATAAATGCGGCGTTTTTATGCTATATGCGATATATTGAATATAGAAACAAACACAAAGGAGATAATATGAAACTTAAAAAAGTGTATCATGTAGCTGTCAAAACACGCCGATCTAGATACTTTACTGGATTCGCTTTCCCGACTGAGAAAGATGCTTTTAATTTCGCTGATGAAGCAGATGCGGGCGGATGCGAAGTGTTTTTTAATATCGATCTAATCTCAGCTGAGAAATTTAACGAAATATTCTCAGCCAAGAAAAAAAGAAAGAAAAAAGCTAGACGTAAACCTCGAAGCCTTTGATGCCAAAGTATCCAGTGCCCGTGCCACCAGTGAATGCTGCGATAGCTCTTAATCTCTCGCCGGGCATTAGGATGATTCCGTGTGGTTTTCTGTATCGCCAAATTGTATCGGACGACGAGAAATCTGCAGTCGATTCATGCATAATGCTCGGAGTGCCTCCGCCCCACATACGTCCAGAAAGCGCATGAAGTGCATAGCCACCAGTCTGCACGCCGTCCGATGCTAATGCCTTTCTCTCGTATTCTAGATAATAATTTGCACCAGAGATCGCGGCCCATTCGTAGTCCCAGCCAGAAATTGTCGTGATCCAAGTCGAAGTCTGATTATTATAGGCTTGAATTTCAACCGAGACAGCAGTCCCCGTCGCAAGAGTGCCACCGCTCACATAATAAAAAGACGGAAACACAACTGCATAGCCATTTGAGCTAGCTGTCGTATATGCGACAGTCAAAGTATTATGAGCCATCGAAGCTTCTGTGTTGATACCAACTTGTGTGATGCCATTTGTATATGTAGCCATTTAATTACCTCGGTCTATAGTGGATTATGATTCCGCAATTTTGCGGATTGCCCGTTTGAACTGAAATTATATCAAGCCTCAAAGCCTCGCCCTCGCTCACGTTTAACGGCGTCGATGTTAAAACCGGAGCCGTCAAACCAGTGCCAGATTCGCCCGTCCCAACTCTCGCCCAGTTTCCAGCTGTAGACGCGATCTTCGGAGTTGTCGAGAAAATAGTTGAATACGCACCGCCCGAAGTCGCTTGCTTTTTAATATCAAGCTCAGTCGTGCCACCGCTGCCAGCGATGTTGTTGAACATATAAACCGCGAAAATCTCGGCATCAAATTCAAAGATGCAGATCCCATCAGCGCCGAGAGTCCCAGCGCCGTTTTTATATGGACCATTGATAAAAAAATCTTTCTTCTCGTGCGTACGGTGACCAATAAAATTGATCATCGATCCGATTTTGCTAAATGTTGCTTCGGAGACGGCTGCCCGATATTTCACTTCAAGCTGATCAATATAGTTTTTCTCGTCTGCTAAAATTGCCAATCTAACCCCCTACAGGTAACGATACGGATAACCGTCATCCTTAAACCCTATCAAGTCTACATAATACGTGTTATCAGGCGTAAATCCAAGCGCATCCTCAACAGTGATAGTCGTCCCGGTAACATCTGAGACTTGCGTCTCCTCTGAATAAGCCGACCAGTCGTATTTATGAATTATCACATAAGCCCCGACAAAAAACTTCGATGCGTCCCCCGCCCCAACAGTGAAAACCGTTTGGCTAGATCCAGACGCAATCTGCACCTGCGGATCGCTAAAGCAAAACATATTCTTATAAATCGCACTGTCAGTCGTCTCTGTCGTGTCTGGATAATTTGCCACCTCGACATAATATCCAGCAGACGGCGGCGTGCTTAATGCTGGACTAACTGTCATCGCATAATTATTACCACTAACAAACCCAGTCAGCGTAACCTCTTCGGCGAAAGTCATATCAACACTTCTAACCAAGATTTGCTCACCGATGAAGTCGACCCATTTTGTTTTTTCAATCTCTGGAGACGCAGTCCCGAAGCTGTCTGTTATGATAACAGTCGTCGTCGTTGAGCCAGTGCCTACAATACTTGCAGGGCTAAATACTCCGAATCTAGCCCCTTGAGCCGAGTACTGCGTATCGACAAGCTCAAGCTTTATGTTTCCAGACTTAATATCCATCGATTTATTAACGACCTCAAAAAGCCTTGCATCGAAATCCCTACTTGCAGCTCTTGTATCGACAAGCTGCAGAGTCGAATTTCCATAAAGCACAATATCACCGACATCAACGCTAAACGCTTTCCCGTAAAAAGCATTGATCACGATTCTCTCTGCACCGAATTTATACCGATCAAGTATCCGATTTCTCAAAATACCGATGATTAAATCAGTGTCAGAGCTAGGTCGAAGCCCGGGAGCTTCGATTGTGAATACTCGATTTCCGACTGGGATGCGTGTTTTTGAATCCGCACTTTGAGTTAAGTCCCCGCTTAAAAATTTATCATTATCGATTACGTTGTTATTGTATTTAAAAAGCAGATTATTATAGAAGTTTTTATTGATCGATCTGCTGATCTTATTCTGCTCTGGCCTTGCCGTGTTGGTGTCGTCAAGCTTAGCAATAGATGCGACAGCTAATGGCGGAGCAGAGTATCCGACTGAAATTTTCCCCTTGCGCGGGAGCGTGAAGGCGCCCGTAGGAAACAATAAATTCTGATCTATGAATTCTCGACCAGTGATGTTTTCAGTTAAATAATAATCATAGTCAAAAATACTAGAAGTGAATGTCTCAGAAATTCGATCAAATTCTGGCACGTCGACTTGGTCCCCGCCGAGACCCAATCCCTCTGGATAAACATTATACTGAGATTTGAAACTAGCTGTCGCTGTCGATACAAGATTTGATACTAGTGTGACGGAGCTTTCCATCACGATATATGATCCAAACTCGGTCACATTCACGGAGCTAATTTGCTTTAATGTGATATTATTTGCGCCGTATGTATCACCTGTCACGGTGACATAATCACCTGGCACAAGTCCGTATTTGTCTTTGACGTTAATGCCTTGGAAATAATATGCATTATCAACAGTGCCAACCTCCTCGACTTCGAGGACAGATGAAATCTCCACACCTGTTGCAAAATAAGTATTATTTGACTCTGACATCATTATCTTAAGAGCCAGATCAAAAGCATTTCCCTCAAGGCGATAGAAGCTAGAAACCTCGTCGTCGATCACATGCTGAGCGCCCGCTGCTCTGATGTCGTCTGCTACAAATGCCTCGCGTGTGCATCCTGTAAACGTCGTCGCAGTCAAGCCAGTGTATCGGATGATCTCGTCGTTGATTCTGATATAAGTTTTTAAGCTAGTATCTGCAGGCGGCGTTAAAAATCCAGTCGTTGATGCGACAGTTATCGTTGTGTCTGAGTTAAGATTTGTCGCAGCTTGCGTCGTCTGTGCAGTTGATTCTGCTCCCTCTGTGATAGCGACAAGCACCATAGATGCTGCAGTAGCATTAGACAAAACAGCACGGCGAACTTGCGCTGCTGTCGAAACTCCGCTCTGTATAGCAACAGAAATCGCATTTCCAACTATGCTCACGACCTCAGATCCAGCCGTCCCAGTATTTGTATATTCAATCGACACAGTCCCAACAACGCCTCTGCGAGTTTGATACCTGATCGATTGCACGACTGCTGATCTAAAATTCGCATTGGCAGTTAGCTTCGTTTTTACTGGCTGAAAAATCTCAGCTTTCTTTTTTGCTTCTGGATGCGCAATGTTTAAAACAATCGAACTACCGGCGACGACTTCATCAATAATACCAGTGAATAACACGATAAAATCTTGCGGATAAGCCGTGTCAGTGTATCCAAGATAGACTGTGGCCTTTCTTCCTAGCACATCATCAACGACGACTCCGGGAGAGATTAATTCTGTGATCTGATTATCAAGATCGATCAGGCTAATCTGCACAGCTGAGATTGAGCTTGTACCGCCCTTATCTTGTAACAACTGCTGACTGACAGTGCTCGTTGATCCGTCGAGAGAAATTAAATCAGCTTGATCGGTGACTTCATTTAATCCGCCGATAACCCAATCGCTCCCGATATATAAATCAGGATCTCCGATGCGGACATATTTTTGGATTGTGCCTGCGCCGTAAATCGTGTCGACGCCGTCAATTTCTAAGACTAATTGTGGCTTTTGAACTATGCCGAGCGAGGCCTCTCGTGCGTTTTCTGTTAGAGTGAAAGCCATCTAAACCCCTATTTAAAACATTTTTTTCTAGTTTCGGACCAGCCCTTTACATCTTGAGCCCAGTTGTGAATCGCTTGCATATCAGCAGGCTTATATCCGCCCATCAAATTACACTCTGTCAGATCAACGATCTGCAAGAATTTAATTTCATAGGGGATCTTTGATAAGATTTCAAACTTAAGGCAATGCACAGCCTGAGTCGCTTTCGGCATTTCCTCTGCATTAACAACATAATTCAAAAATGACTGCTCAACCTTCTGAGCGTCTCTAACCAAAATTGCATAATGAAACTGCACTGACTCTGGAAATTCTGGAAATTTTCCGACTGCACATCCAGATAAAAACAAAAGTAAAATTAAATATTTCATTTTCGACCTGCATTTATTGCGTCGGCATATTCCTTGGCAATTTCCTCTGGAGTTTTCTCTGGATTTTTCGCAATATCCTCAAGCTCTTTACGCTCTTTCTCTTGCTCAGCATCCCGCTTTTTATCTTTAAAAAGCTTGCTGACAAAATCTAACAGAGCCTGCCCGCCAAATCGCAACGCCATTTGAGCGACCCAAGCTTGAAAACCTTGAAGCTTTAAAACTTGTGCGACAATTAATTTTGCAATTTGAGCGAGCATGTAAACTCCTTGATTAAACTTCTGGTGAAATTTTTTCGATTTGCGCCGCGATTGCAGCCTTTAAAACTGGCAAAACATGAGGAGCAATCAAATCTATCGCAGCATCATCCCAAGTGCCTGGGATAAGGCGCTTTAGTTGATCTTTCAACTCTTGCTCCAAATTCGCATATCCAGGTCCTGCTTGGAATTTTTCAAGCATCAACTCAAGCTCTTTAAGACCTTCTTTTTCTGCAATTTCTAAACCCATTTTAATCTCCCTTTTCTTTGTTGATGTCGAGTTTCCCCTCGATTCGGGCAAGCGCCTCTCTGACCTCAGAAAGACGCTCGACTAATTTAGAATCTAAATTCTCATGTCTAACTCGCAAATCATCAACATCTTTTTGCGTGCGATTATTAGCTTGCACAGCCTGATTTAATCGGCCCTCTTGACGAATAGCCCAGATAACGCCACCGACTGCCATCAAAACTATTTCGACATTCGGTATGGGATTCATTCAAATAACCCTAGTTTATTACAAAGAGAGTATTTTGAATCACCTACAGGCTCACAGTTTTTCATTACAACTTTACTTGATGCGCATCCGCCGAGCATGAAAAAAGCTAAAAATAAAATCACTCTCATACCGTCCCCCTATTTACAGGATTCAGGCTTGATAAGCTTCAAAGGTATCGGCCTGATTTGATTAGTATCGTGCTTATATGTGTCGCCTGTCGAGCATTTTCCGCCAATACAAGACGGCTGATTATCACTCCCGCAGACACCATAGAAGCCATCTTTCCATGCTCTAACATTCGCGCCAATTGGGATCGCTCCATTAGCATATATCTCATAGTAACCAAACTCATTCGTTAAAACTGGACCCGCTAGCGGATTGCAAATTCCGACCATACAAAGGGCCATATGCCAAATATCGACCTTAGCATCTTTCAGCGGTTTATATTTTCCAGACACTGGATCATGCTCGTAAACCCAGCCAAATGATTTCATCTTAACTTGCTCTGTGCATACCAGACTAATGTTGCCTTTTTTGCAAAGTACTCCGGCTCTATCGCATTCTTTTCCTTCGACATCTGAGTCAAGGCAAAGCTGAGCGTCTGTAAACCATGGATCTTTTTGCCATGTTTTCGCAGAGCCAATCTGATAAATCTTTCCGACCTTAAGACCAAGCTCTGTCAATCTCACCGGCTTCTCACCGGGCTCCTCTGCGACCTGAGTCGTAGGTGTCGGATCTTTTGCACCGTCGTCGGTTACGCATCCGGTGAATAATGTGATAACGCAGATCCATGCCAATATATTTTCTCTCATAAATACTCCTTTAGTAGTTACCAGTTCTGACTATCGAAAAATAATTTAGAAACCCAGTGCTAGAAAATGTGGGCGTTGTGCCTGAATTTGCGCTGCGAATTGTAACCAAATCTCCAGCAAGTAAAGGAATACTATGCACTGATACTAGCGGGTAAAGAGTCCCATTCGCTCCGCCGGCGTTCTCGACGCCTGTATATACGTTTGTGCCATTTACATGAATTGATACTGCGCCAAATTGCCCGGCTGTATAAGTTGCGGCTTGTGTGGTTTGCGCAGATATGGAATAGGTCCCGCTAGAAGGGACCGTATATGTACCCGACGAGTAGGCATTATGGGTGTCTTTGACCTTCGTGCCAAATGTCGTCGTATTATATGAACTATTTAGCGTCCCAGTTGGTGGCGCACCTGTGTACAAAGCCGCCACAGTTTCGCTCGCTGCGATTTGGGATGGGCCTTGAACCTGAGTGACCATCAAATAAGAGTAAGTCGAAGTTCCGTCAATTGAGACAGTACTTACTGAATGGTTGGCCGTTGATGTTACGACAAAGTAAAGAGTTGTTCCAGCGGTGAGGTATCTAACTCCATTTATGTTGTTTGTAACTAGAGCCCCAGCAGCAGCGCACCTTTGATCGTCGGCTAGCAATACAGTACCGCCAACTGAACTTGTAGTTACAAGAAGCGTATAAGTTGCGCCGCTCGACATATTCGCGCCAGTCCAAAGAGCTTTTCCCCTAAGTTCATAATAACCATTCACAGGAATAGTTACGATGTTCCCAGAAATCATTCCATGAGTGTCGTGTATTGTTGTGTCTAAAGGAATTTGCTGTCTAGCTGCATTTGAATTGTAAGTTGTTCCGCCAGTATCGTGACCATGGCAAGAAATAACCCTGGTGCTCGCATCGCTCGACACCACAACACTTGATGACCAACCAGAAACCGGCGCCTCATAGCTGAAAGCGATTTGATCTCCAGTACCATATGCAACGGGAGTCGTCGCATTCCAAACTTGAGATACAACTACATCGGTTAAAGTAAAAAACAAAACGCTAGTTGATGTTGATGGCTGTACTGCTCCGTTATAATGTACACCAGCCGATGAATCGTAAAACCTCGCTCCGGCCACAGAATAAGACGCAGTCCAATTTGTAGTATTCAGAGTAACACCAGATGGAGTACTAGCAGCTAAGTTTCCAGTAATTGCAGAGGTTGACCCAAGCGTGATAACGCCTCGAACGAAAATTTTATCTCCCCTTTTGCTCCAATACCCGGCCACGCTTCCATTTCCGACTGTGAAGTTAGTTATTGTAGGAGTGTACGCAGTTTCGTCGGTCACTGGTGATCCATATAGCTTAGCTTGCGGACCCAGACTCCAATTATCGAACCGAATTGTATAAGCCGTCGCAGTAGTCGTCGAAACGTGAGCGATCAAACGATATGAGGTTGACGAGCTTGAAGTTTGAAACTCAAAAGCAAACTTCTCAACGATGCTTGAATTTTTGAGTTTGTATGGAGCTGGCTGAATCAGAGTTGAGTTAGTTACATCGTATATCCAGAATTGTAGATCATCATCTGCGTATGTCCCAGATGCGATAAGATATTCAAAGCTACATTGTAAAACTTTTCCCTTATCAGATGCATCGATCGTAAAATCATAACTAAAGCCCTCGCCCTGTCTGTCAGCGGCGTCGTGAGTAAAAAGAAAATTCGACGTGCCTCGTAGGCTAGAGTCAGTTGATATAGCATAAGTGACGCCCGGACTTCCCCCGGTGCCATTCACAGGAGTACTGCTCGCGCCGTCATCGTATGTTACCCAAACGCCAATCGCAGTCCCATCTGCAGCATCTATGTAATTGATGCCACCACTGCCAGAGCCACCGCTACCAAGCTCGCGCTCGACTCCGAGAGAATCTAACTCGTAAAATCCACCAGACTTTGCGTATAGTTTTCTATAACCACTCGCTGGAGTCGACGGAGTTGAACCCTCCTCCTCAAATGTCGGAGCAGCTGTGAAAGTCTTAATACCAGAGATTGTCTGAGTTGTGCCTGCAGTTAAAATTTCAGATTCAGATCCAGATGCCCCGCACTTCCATTTAGATGCTAATGCGTTCTCATGCAATAGCGTTGCGTTGGTTGCAGTTCTCTCAACCGTCAATCCAGCGCCCTCTGAGCTTGCATCGTTACCGCCGTTATTGATGGTAATGTTAACGTCCTCAACATCAAGAGTCGCAGTGTTAAGCGTTGTAGTTGTGCCGTTAACTGTTAGGTCTCCAGTTATAACAACATCATTCGCAAAAGTTTTATTGCCTGCAAAAGTTTGAGTAGTAGTCGACACGCCACCTGGATTCGTTGCATCAGCAGGCTGTAAAGTCAGAGCCTGTCCAGTTATAGAAGCACCGCTTGCATTAGGAGACGATCCAAATGTTGAAACTGTCACGTCTCCAGTATTCGTCCCAGACAAGTTCGCGGCGCTCATATTGCCGGTGGCAATAATAGTCCCGCCGCCGTAAATGTTTTTCTCAACACCTAATCCGCCCTCAAGGATAACTGATCCAGTGTCTTTACTCGTGCTCTGAGTTGTGTCAGCGCATCCGATTGTACCACCGACGTTTAGATTTTTCTCAATCCCAACTCCGCCCTCTGTGATAATAGCACCAGTGTCTTTACTTGTGCTCTGAGTTGTATTTGAAAAAGTTGTCGCAGCTACCGTCGATGTCGTTGAATCTGTACGAGAGACGAATGCGTTATTGAAAGAAGTTTGGTTGGCTAATTGCCCATTTGTTACTGAGATAGCGCAGCCTCCAGGTTATAAAAATACATAGTCTACTCCGTTATAACTTTAAATTTTAAAATCCCAGAATCATAATATCCAGGCAGACCTTTATCATAAAGCTCTTTCAGTCTATAACCAGACCCGTCTGATTCAATATCGGTGCTTTCTAAGATTAATTTTTCATAGGTGTCCCTATCATTTATATTCGCCATATATTCGATAGGTCTTTTTTCAACACAATGATCGAGAAATGCTCTAACATTCGTTAGCGCACTTGTGTCTGTTTTTAATTTCTGCCCAGTCGGTTGTCTGATTTCAGTGATATATTTAAGCGAGCACTCTAGGAATCTTTCTTCTCCAAAGCTCTGCACGCTCACTTTGTTACCACTCGCTGATTTTGTCACAACAGCATTAAGCGCACGCTTATTGTTTTGCGTGGCAACGTGATCCTGTAAAGTAAACTGTGGCTCGAAATATGATCCACTAGCAGACGCACCTACAACTGATGTTGTGGCTAAAGAATCAGCTGCAGTAATACCAGCCAGTGAGCAGATATTTTGACTCGCATTAACGCCTGTCGATCCAAGAAAATCGAAAGCACTGCTACCTGAAATTGTGATGATTCTCGTCGTGCGATTTACGCTGCATGTATAAGTATAAGATCCGACATCATTCATCGCCTCGGCTATCAGTTCGCAGTATCTTGTCAGAGTATAAGACCCAACTGGCAACGATGCTGCGTATGTCGTCGCGCCCTCTTTGAAATCGATATACTTATTTTCACTCGTGACGATATGCCCATAATAAAATATCGAATATGTCGTTAAACTCATGTGGCTCCTATCACGCGTGCGCCTTGCGTATCAAAAGCTTCTTGCAAAATATCGACGATTTCAAGTCCGGTCTGTCTGCGATCGAGCACGTTGCCCTCGATAGTTACATTAATCGCCGGTTTTGGCTCCGCAACAGCAGCATTCTCATCGATCTCTGTCGTCTGACTTGGCGCTGTCGCAACGCCTCCGCCCGTATCTCCGCCGACTCCGCCACCTGCGCCAACTGCTCCGCCCGCCCCGCCGCCTGCAGATGCCGCAAGAATTCCCCCGAATGTTGCAAGTGCAGCGCCCGCTGCGATCAAAGGCCCACCAGATCCAAAACCGGCAAAGCTCTGCGCGATACCTTGCAAAATAAATCCTGTACCTAATTGCACTAATGCATTTCCAAACGCCTGCAAAAGCGTTTTTCCAAATGCTTCAAGCGCATTTTCTCCACTCACAATAGCCTGACCAAATGATGCAAAAGCCTGCCCTGCAGCTTGTCCAACACCTTGAAGCATCGCCTTGCCCATGGCTTTAAAGTTAGCCGATGCATTGGCTCTTAACTCCGCAGCTGCCTCAACTATTCCATCAGCGACTAGAGAAAACGCACCTGCAACGCCTACATATGAATTTTTTATCTCCTCATTGTCTTGCTTAATTTGATCTTTGAGCGCGTTGCTTGTTCCTTTAACTTCGTTAAGCTTCGCGATAAATCCATCAATGCCAGCATTGATTTTGCTAGATACTTCTGGATTGAAAATATCACTAAATGCTTGCTGTGTATTTTGAGAAGTCTCAAGCAAAACCTGCCCAGTCGCATTTGAGATCTCACGCATTGTTGTCGTGATCCCGTCAAGTGCGTTAATACCAAACTTCTTTAAGACTCCATTTACTAACTCAAGCCCGCGAGTAATGTTTTCGACAATAATAAAACCAAGACCCTCGAAGGCCTGCTTAACAAAACTAAATAGAAATCTAAATCCGTTATAAAGCCCTTCGACTGCAGGCAAAACAACGCCTGTTATTGCCCGGCCAAAAGAGATTGCATCAATAACAAATTGATCGAAACTAAGCTGACTTAATCCCTCAAGTTTATCCGCAATTGCTCCAAAGCCATCAGCTATTAAGCTAATAGCCTTCCGAATAACCGGAGAGTTAGTTATTAGCTGACCTATGTTTTCAAATATATTTCCAAACTGAATATTTAGCTTATTTAAAGCGCCGTCCAAAGTGTTAGAGCTTTGCTCAGCTAAGCCGCCGAATCTGTCCTCGATAAGCTTTAATGTCGCAGCAAATCTTTCATTCTTTGGAATATTTTGATCAAGCTTAATGCCGTATCTGCCAAGTACTTCCGTGTTCCCGGCAGCGGCCTTGGAAATTAGCTCAAAACCAGTGGAAGCATCCTTGCCTAAAGCTGCAGCAAGATTCAAAGAAGCTTGAGTGGCCCTCTCTAAACCGTCACCGCTTAGCTTTCCAATAGTCACGAGCAGTTTTGCACCTTCCAAGGTAACGCTCTTTGAAACTCCGAGAGTCCTCTCTAAAGACTCCGAATATTCAACAAATCTTGACGAAGCGGCCTGAGTGAAATTTCCAGTTGAAAATAAAGCCGCATTAAATGAGTTAATAACTCGCTCGCCCTCGCGAGCTTCATCGATAGCTTTCTTAAGGCCAAGCGCCGCAAGGCCTGCGCCAACAGCTGCAACAGCTGCAGAAAATTTTAAAACACTCGAGCTTATTTTTGAAAAATCAAAGCCCTTTTCAAATTCTTTTCCAGCGTTTCTAGCTGTCTTTTCAGCCTCTCGCTCTATTCTTATAAATGATTTTTTTATCGATCCGTCGTCTAAGACGACCTCTACGGGTATTTGAATTGTATCAGCCACCTAAGCCCCCGCCTGTGTTCTTAATATAGTCTTCTAATGTGATAGATTGTTGTACTGGATAAGCGTCTCTGTGAAGTTTACGGTGAAGACTTGATCTCTTATCCTTTTTTAAATTTGGCCAGTCTTGGATTGTTAATTGTTTAAGCATTTCTTGAGCCTCAATCCTAGTTATAAGCTGCCAGTATTTTTCGACCTCATCTGTGTCAAACCCCTCAACAATTTGAGGGGTCCATCCATAAAAATAACAGAGCTTAGCCAACTTAAAATCAAATTCGTCAACTAACTTTTTTTTGGAGTCAAGTATTCAAAAAGGCCGACAACGTGATCAGCCTCCATGCCCTCAACTACTTCTTTCGGAATACCAAGACCATTTAAGTAATCGCACATCACTTCATAGATCTCGTCTTCTTTTTTGTCTTTCATCTTTCTCGTGAAATCACGAGTTAAGGCAAAAGTAGGTTTCTTTACCAAGTACTCTTGCCCATAAATTCTAACCTTAATCGGCTCGCTCTTAACAAAATCCATTCAATTAACCACCCACAACAGACTGAGAATAATCACCGATGCAAATAATGTTTGCGCGTGTTGATTTAGATGAATCAGGGTAGCACTTGAAAGTTAGAGGCAATGTAACAGGAGCTTCACCTGACAAAGTCAAACCTTCCAAGATTGGGATAGCTTTCCAAGCAGTGATGTCCAGAGACTTATCTGCAGAAAGCAATCGCTTAGGGTGAATGTTCAATTGTGTTGCGAATGTCAGCAAGTTTTTAAAATCTCTCGCTTGACCGATACCAAGAACCTCTGTGCCAGCTGATCCAACTGGGATCATTGAGCCTTGAGTCTTTGTCAAAACTTTCTTCAATTTTGCGAAAGTAGTCTCAAGCATTGTCAATGTGACAGTAACTTCCTCAAGCCCGTTAACAAATTCAACGACTGGAGTGACGCCTGATTCATGGCAAGAAACTGGAACTGTGCTTTGAGAGAAAGCGATTTCAATTTCGCCCTCTAAGCATCCAAGCTCATCGTCGTTATCGCCAAGAGTTGATGTTGAAAATGCGAATCCAGATCCACCAGATGAAGGATCATGTGCTTCTGGTGCATAACCGTAGTTGGCATCAGTGATAGTTACTACGTTGCCAGATGCACTTGCTCCGAAGTCAGCACTCGCATCGATAGCAGATGCAACAGCAGTCGCAACAGATGCCGCCGTGGCATTCGCGGAAATATCCACCTCAATGGCAGTAAATCCAGCCGGGGCGGGTGCTACCCCTCCGTTCGCTACATCGATCCATACGTAGTACTTAGAACCGTCAGCAGCGTATAAGAAAAAGTATTTGTTATTCAAGGCAGACGAAACATCCGCGATTGTTGTAACTGTTTGAACCTGATATGCGTCAACTCCGAAAGTGACGATACTTGGCTCCACTCTGATATTGGCTGAATTTCCTGCCATGTTTTTTCTCCTATTAGTTAAGTTAAGTTCTCAAAATACTCTATCGAAATTAGTCCAGTTGTGTACATAAATCTGTCTGACTCTGTCTCGACGTAATTTATGCCATTATCACTATCAAATTTTACGACTCTGTTGCCGTTTGTCAAACTCGTATTTTCATGGAAATCTTTAATCAAAAGAAACATATCCTCTAAGATCTGCTTCTCTGTCGTCGCCTTAGCCGAAGCATTCGTCTCTAGGGCTGCATATCGCCTTGTAATGCTAACCTGGAATGTCCTCTGAATCGAAATACAGCCAGACATTGGTCGACCAGTATTAGTCGCAGATCCGATGCCGAGGCCATACCCAATTCGCAAAAATGTCGAAGGATTTTCCTCAAGCTTATATGGATTCGATAATCGATAATGCCCTGTTAAAACAGCTTCAATCCTGGTTATTAATGCATCGTAAACCGTTGAAACTTCACTCATCGGTATAACCCACCAAGTCTTGATTTTTCAAACAGATCCAAATGGCCATTTTCGTTAACGTCGTATGAAGCCATAATGCTATCCATTTCTCGACGATAATCAACAATGGCCTTCTCCCTTAGAGCAGCGTAATCATTACCAAGCGCACGCATGATAATCTCAGCACACTTGTGCACAGATGCCCGCTCTAACTCCTCTGGATTCATGATCTGATCTGGAGTCCAGATATGATCTCGCTTGATAAGCTCTGCAATTATCTCCTCTGATCCAAGTATATGCTGCTCGTGCCAGTTAGTTTTTCCAGTAGAGAATGCGTCTAAAATATCACTTCTCGTTAGATCTGGATAATAAGCCGCAAGAGCTGTGTCTGCAGAAAACTTGTGACCAATGTAATTTAGAATGGTGCCAGCCGTTAAGCTTGCGCTCCAAGACAGTCTGGCCCAATATTTGTTATATATTTTCAAAGTCGAAAGCGCCGGAATATCCTCGCTCGATTGCTCCAAACACCATGTTTCATAGCGATCTGTCGACCAACGAATAATGCCGTCTTGAGCAAGGCTAGCCCCTCCAGACGATGTTTCATCGATTACATCAACAGCTGCATTCCAAGAATCACCGTCCCAAATATCAACTGACACAGTCGAAGCAACAGCGTTCGGTGTTGATCCGATGTCAAAATATCTATGCGTGAATGGCAAATCAGAGCCAATATAAAGATAATCATCAGTAACCGCATAAGCGAAAGTCACAGTCTGAGCAAAATAATCGTTTAAGCTCTTTGACACATCGATTAGCGTTGTGTTGTCCTCCCAAATTATACGGTTATTGATCAGCATTTATAAACTCCTATAGTGTATTTAAAAATTGAACAATTATATCATAGTACTTTTGTATTCTCTCAGGCGTCACTATTTTACCAAAATGTTTAACTGGAGTGTTCTTCAAAATAACAAGTTCCCTCAAAGCCTCTGGGTATTTACATTTATCAAGCTCATTGAAAACCGGACCATAAGCTAGGTCGGCCTTGTCTCTACCGCCATTTATAGCTGTGATCCCAAGCACGATGTTCTCAGCAATTAAATCGCGCTTTATCTTTTGATTAAAAGCCAGCATTTTCTCAGCCTTCATTAAAGCCAATGACATGCTTGGAGCTTGTTCGTTTCCTAGATAATCTCTTATCAAAGATGTCTGAACTTCATCAGAAAATCCTTTAATAAGAGACCGCAAGTGTTCAAGTGATGTAATTTCAATCCCGTTTAAAATCATACTGACTCAATTCTTAGAACCGATCCGGCTCTAACGCTAACTGATGTTCCAGCATTTTCTGATCTGAATTGTATCGCCACAGTCCCTGATACAGTCACCGTGAAAGAACCCCAACCAACACAAACCGCATCCGTGTTCACGACCGGAGTTGTAGCGGCTACTACGTCAGTTGTTGCAGTTAATTGGTCATATTGGAAGTTGGCCGCAGTACCATTAGCAGCAGCAGAAATAAGCCATTTACCAAAGCATGGTGTTATCGTCGCAGTCCCAGCACCTAATCTAAACCCAACGCCTGTAGCTGCCGCAGATGATTGAAACAATCCCTGATATTGGAAAATGTAGTTTCCAGTCGCAAGAGTGCCAGTCGTTAATTCAGTCACTGCTGAATAGGTATTAAGAGTTGTCGCCTGCGTTGCCGTAACTCTTAAAGCTACTCGAGTCCCATGCGAATCTACTTTTGTTTTATCTGCGGCTGACATGAAACCGGCGACTGATGTTGTAGCGGCGGCATGGTGAGTTCCACTTGAATAAGAACCATGTTGGGCACTTGGCAATAATGCAGAGGCATCGAGGCTTGCTATTCCATTAGCAGCGCCCCTTTGAGCTGTTATTCTTGCGTCAGCTGCGGTGTTAAAATCGGAAATAGTCGAAGCCGTCTGCGTGCCTGTGTGATTAGCTCGACTCAAAAGAAAAGCATCCGTTTGGTTCGCAGTCGCTCCAGTCGCTATGCCGTCAAGTTTTGTTTTATCAGTTCCGGTCATAAATCCAGATGCCCCGCCTGCGACAACTGCCGCGTGAAGAGCTCCATCTGTTTGAGCACCATGGGCGTGAACGTGATCGGCTCTAGAAAATTCTGTGTTGCTAACTCCCTCTGAGTTAGCAGTACCAATCGTTTGCGGAGTAGCACTTAAGAAAGCATCAGCACCGTTAAAATAGTGTCTTGATTTGTGAGTCTCAACAGTAACTGAATTAATCGTACCAACGGAAGTGAGGTCATTTCCCCCCATGCTTAAGTCACCAGTGAGCGCCCTTGTGCCGTCAGCAAGTAGATATTGAGGATGGTCGTCGTCAGAAAGACCCGTTAAAGCTCCATGGTCAGAAACTCCAGTAGCCGCCGAACTCGCAGATGCAGGTCGTGGACGCTCGTCGATGATGCTAATAATATTTGAAGTCCCTTGCTTTGTAATGATTGAAGCAACGCGAATAACCCCGTCTTTAAACCAAGACGGCACCGTTGGAGCTGTGCCAGCTTCCGCTAATAATTGAGAGTTATATTCAGCCTGTGAAAGGACCAAATATCTTTTTAATAAAGACCCCTCACCGCTTTGATAGAGCCAATGTCTAGCGTATTTATTTGTTCCAACGGTTGCTTCTGTCCCAGAATTATCATCGTATTTATCATTTGGCACAGTGTCTTGAGAAGTCGTTAAAGTGTAACCACTCGCCCCGTCTCTGATAACTTTTGTCCAAGTGAAAGCTGTTCCACTCGCCGGACTGAATTTGTTATAAGACTGGTAAACAACTCCTGACGTAATATCTAGCTTTCTTGCAGTCGCGTTTTCGGTGACTGTTAAACCGCTAGAAACAAATGTCCCAAAGACATCTCTAAAATAAGCATTCATTTTGTTCGGAGCGTGGTGAGAGTCTAGCGGGCTTAAGTCGATCAACTCGACTGTAGACCCATTAGTAACTGCACGTCCAAGCAAAATTACGTTAGATGTTTCAGGGTATGCAGCATTTGAAGTCAGTGTTAAAGACGAGTTAAAATAAATGTAAACGTCTACATTAGCGCTCAGTGTTATCGAAGTAGAATTCCATTCGTGCTTAAGCAATATGTGATCTGGAAAACTTCCAGTCATCAAGTATCCAAAACCCGCTGCCACGTTAACAACAAACCCAGCACCAGCAGAAAGTTCACCGCCGTCCATGAGTCCCATTGTTGGGGCTGATTCAATTAGGTCTAAAGCATCGGTCAATTCTGACGACTGCGAACCAAGGTACAAAGGACCTGCTGAAACAAATCCGCCGTTTTCTGGGTCCGTGTATGTTATTGTTAACGTGTCAGCAGCATCAGCAACGATTGAAACTTTAGTTCTGTCGTATGAACCTTTGATCGAACCAAAAGCGCCGGTGTGATCAACATCAATATCATATGTGCAATCCTCGACTCCAAGTACTTCAATTCTTAACTCTGGTGCCGAGCCGATGTTCGGCACTTTAACACCATACTGAAAACCAGAAATCATCGTTGAAACAATTCTGACTAAAGCTCCATTGTCGGCTTCAATAAATGTCCCGACGCCTGAAGATGTTTTAAACAAACACCCTACTAGATTCAATGATGCTCCAGAACCAGAGACATCAAACATTTTTGACGGCAATGGCGCCGATATTGCCTGATAGTTGAAACCATTCATAACTAACTGCGCGACAGTGCCAGAGTTCGTTATCTTAAAACCAATATCAAAATGAGTTAAAGCCGCACAAGCCTGCATCAATAATGTGCTAGGTGCCGCAGTTCCAACAAGCTCAACAAGCACGTCACAATATTCAAAAGTCACGTCTCTTAAAGTAAAAACCGAACCGACTTCATTGCCAGATGAATTGTAATATACTGCTGCGATGCCTGTGTCAGTGACACCTTTAAGGTTAAAACCTTGCAATGTAAAACCGTCAGCACCAACTATCAAATTATCACTTGGGTCATTGGCTTCAATTGTCGCCTGGTCTGAGACCACAGAGATATATTCATAACCAGTTATCTTGTCCTCTAAATATGTCCCAGGTCCTACGCTAATTATAAACTGATTTGTAACCGAAGGGCTTAGCGTTACAACGTAGTCAACTGCATCCTTAATAGAGTTAAAATCTCCGCCCTTTTTTGCTACCGTTATAATGTTGCTGTCGAAATTTGAAATGAAAAAAGGAGCCGAAGCATTAATTGTTGTCTTACTTCTAGCTGTGTATCCTGTTAGGTTTCCGGATGTTGTCGCGTTGTTAATGTTTACGTTTGTTGTGCAATCAATAAACTGCGGAGATTCAACATGAATATCCGCATTAGATCCTGTGTTGTCTGAATAAATCCCAGTGACACAATCTTTCAAAGTTATGGCTGATAAAATTGCGGTGGCACCGTCAGAAACTCGAACGCCATAGAGTGAATTGTCAGCATAACAAGCGTTGATTCTTAGCGATGCGCCGGACTTCACATAATAAGCCGTATCTGTAGTGATACCAATGGACCCAGCAGTTGCAACATCCAATTCAGCATTAGATCCATCAACTCTATTCTGATAAATAGTGTTAGCCGTTGGGAAGTTGTAATAGTTTTCCGCGTTGATATAAGCCTGGAAACCACCAGTAGAGACAATGTCAATGCCATATAAGTAGTCTCCATTGAAATCAACATACTCTAAATAAGCTAAAGTATCGCTTGATGACGCTGACAACTTAACACCGTTTGAGTTGTTCATTGAAATCTTGTGCATCTGCCCGTAGGCACCACCAAGGTTTTCATAGAACACGCCGAACTTGGTTGAGTTCACGTCATTGATTGTTAAAAATGACAACTCAACATATGGAACATCGATATAAAAAGCGTGATGATTTCCATCTGGAACAATCACAGTTGGCTGAATTGTTGAACCAGTGACAGAGCAATAAGAAGGCGGGTTAATTATCGGTTCGTTAAAAACGCCTGGGCCAACTTGAACCAAATATCTGTTCGTTGAACTAGGGCTCAATGAATTTTTAATGTAATCACAAGCTGCGGAAACAGACGTAAAGTCACCACCATATTTTCTTACGGTGACTATGTTTCTATCTTTTCCAAAAACATTAACTGATGAAGCTGCTACTATTGTTATTTTTTGAAAGTCGTCTGGACCAAAAACTGTTCCAGATGCTCCGACGTGATCAACATCTACATCTAACGTGTTTCCAACGCAAGTCACGCCAAAGGCTTTAATGCTAGTAGCATTCCCTGTATTTGGAAGGTAAATTCCTTTTGCAAATTTCTCTATATTCAAACCATTACAGTCAAATTCAGCACCATCTTCAACAAGGATAGCCGATCCACTAGTGATGTTTGTTGCCCTTATAGAGCATGAGTTTAAACTTAATTTTGTATTTACGCCTGTTACCTTAAACGCATAATTTGGCTGTGGTGCGCTGGTTCCGTTTACGACGACATTCGAGCATATCAACTTTGAAGCAATATCATATGATCCATTGTTGTCACAAAGCATCCCGTTATTGAATTGATAACCATCTCCAAAATAACAATCTGTCACAATAACTGTACTTACAGCCTGATTAGAATAACATCTTAAATGCGTATCATTAGCCCCAAAAGTTACGTCGTGGACAATGAATGTTCCATTCGTTGCACCAGTTTGGGCAGAATAATAAATTGCAGGAACACCAGAACCCGTAACACCACGAATAAAGACAGAACAAATCTGAGAATATTCATACCCATTTATTAATGAAACAGCAGGATTCGATGGCTCAATAATTGTTGCTCCATCACCAGATCCAATAACAAAAACATATGGCTTCATGTTGATGACTGACTCTGTAAAAACACCAGCACCAACTTTAATCAAATAAGGATTAGATGCTGAGTTTGTTGTAATAGCAGCGAGCGCAGATGTAATGCTAGAATATTCGCCAGTTCCTGGGTTTTGTTTTACATTAACAATGTTAAAACTTGAAAGCCTTGGGTCAGAATCAGTTACCCCAACAAGAGAGTAAGAAGTTCCGTTTTCATCTTTATAAGCAAAAGTATTATAAGTGCTAGAGTAAAATAGTGATTTATACCCTGCTGAAGGAGTGTCAGTCGTTGCATTTGATTGTGATTTTAATTGAATTTCACTCATAAAACTGTATTAACTCCATCAATAATTAAAACGCCATCAATGAATTGAGTTTCCGTCACTATGTTTTGACGGTTTTCTTTTATCTTGTGATAAACATTAATAGGTATTCTTTTAACATTCAAATCAACAAAAGGATTATCCTGAGTGCCATCTGGCTCAATGTAAGACCCTGATAGGTATATTGCATCGATTGTACTCATGCCAACTCCTCCACATTTATAGTTGGAGTTCCAGTTGTCGATTTTGCGTAGATGATGATTGCATCGGTTATGTCATAAAATCTTTCGCCACCGCTTGGTATTACCATGCCGACATAGCCAGAAACGCCAGATGAATAATTAACCTTTATCTCTATACCTGTTCTATTTTGAATTGATATTGCATTTCTATTTGCAAGGGGTGTGGCTGGAAGAGCTGTCCATGTTGAAGAATTTAAAGTCACTTCTGTGACTCGTCCACCTGTGCTTAATCCCTGTTGGCTGAATGTTCCTTCTCCAGAAGTTCTTACAAAAACATCTCCAGCATCATTTGTTCCAAACTTTAATCGCTCAAGCTGAGAACTGCTTTCACTTGCTAGCGTGGGATCTATAGTCGGCATCAAACCCCCAAGGAAAAACGGACGACCCGCACATCAAATGGGCCGCCCGTTTAAAATTACTTAGCCATTACTGCAAAAACCATTTCGATCTTGCCAGCAGTCGCGTCTGCGACTTCGATGCCAAGAACTACTTTCTCGCCGGCATCAAGCTCAACGCCTGCAGTGCCGCCGATTGCGTCAACAGCGTGCATAGAATCCAAGGTCAAGTTAGCTACTGCTTTATTTGACCAGAACTCAGTACCGCCTGCACCTTTACCCAAGTCCAAAACAAGCGAGCCACCAGATGTAACTGCTGTCTTAACGTGAGCGTGCAAAAGTTTAACAACGCATGATCCGCTAGCTTCCAAAACGTCAAGGTCTGCTTGAGCGCCTGTGTCCTCTGCGAAATCATACACAACCCGCACGATTTCAAAATCTTTTGCGAACTGTGCGCCTACATATTTTCTATCTGCTAATGCTGCCATTTAATTACTCCTTTATTTTTTTTACTTTTTTTATCTTAAAGCCTGCAGACGAGATATAGCAAACCTGTCTTGAACCATAGGAGTTAAATCCCAAAATCTTAACAGGCTCTTTAATTTTGCTAAGAGCTTCCGCCAACTCATCTGGTGAATTGGCGACCAAGGCAATAATATTGCCGTATGGATTAAGTGATTCAAAACCGTGTGTCTGTATCTCGTCTTTAAGCATTTATTAACCTTATGTTGCGTAAATTTGGATATGCTTTTTGTTGCCTGCAACGCCAAGAGCTGCGCCGAATACAACGTCAACTGACAACACGTATCCGAATTTCTTCTGAGCGTGCAAATCAGACAATTTGAAAGTCGGCATAGTCTGCATTACCAAGTGCATGAAGTCTGGATGCATAGCAAGTGCTGCATCAGCACCAGCTGCTGCGGGTGACAATTGCAAGATACCGTCTGAGTTATCCTCGAAAATGTTGAATCCGAAACGCTTAAGAGCCATTTGGCCACCGATGATTGGAGCATCAGCTGCACCGTAATCACTTGAAGTCAAAGTAGCTGCGTTCAAAATATCGCTCATGTAGCTAGGATCAACCAATAAGAACCAGCCCTTATTTCTGTCCCATTTCGCAGCTGAAGCTAGTCTTCGGATCGAGTTGATCTGAGAAGCATTCATGTCTGTGATACCATTTAACAAATGGTCTGGAGCAGAAGTTGATGGAGACACTAAAGAATAAAGATAGTTGTTGATTTGCTTGTTGATAGCAAACAACAGAGACTGTCTTAATTCTGAGTCTTGAGCTTCAAGTTGAGATTGCAAGTTAGCAAGATCTTGGATCTCGAAAGCTGCAACAGCACGCTTGTTAGCTTGAACAGAAATGCGAGTCATGCTCACTTCTTCTGTGTCGAATGAATCCGCATTTGTTCCAACAGTCAAAAGCTGACCAGTGGGAGCGTTGATTTGAGAAACGTAAACAGTATCACCCTGCTTTTTGATTTCTCCGTCGTAATCTTTGTTAACAAGAGCGCCAAGCAATAATTGCTCGCGAAGCTCTTTCATGAACATTGGGGCCCAGAATTTCTGGATCTGATTAGATACCGATGCTAAATCTGTAACTGCCATTTTAAAACTCCTTTTTATTGTTTAATAACATCCTTGAGCCGAGCTTTCATTTCCTTCGCTGGCAATCTTAACCACTCGTCGTAAGTGATGTCTGCAGATCCACCGGCTGGGAAATTGTTCGGCATAGCTTTTTTGTCAGGTGTCTTGATAATCTCGGGATAAGTTTTTTTGAACTCCTCCACGACTTTAGAAACCGATAGCGGATCAACTGCTTTAGTCGCCGGATCGATTACTACCTTATCAAGATCGAAGTGAATCCAATACTTGTTGTCAACTTCTCCGCCTAGATTCTTAAGGATAGAACTCAATTTCATTGAATTAACTTTTTGCTCCTCGATCTCTTGCAAGACTTTGGCCTTCTCAGCTAACTCTTTGTCCTTTAGCTCCAAGAGTTTCTTGTAATCCTCTTTCTCTCTAAGCTCTTTCTCGACCCGCTCCCTCTCAGCATTCTCGACTTCTTTGAGCTTTGAATTAAGCTTTTCAAACTCAGTTTGAAGCTTCTTCTTTTCTCCTAGAAGTTTTCTATGCGTATCATAGGAAACTTGATCTTGCTTGACTTCGGTATCGTCCCCACTGGGGTCCACTTTTTGGTCGTCACTGACAACCTTATCCTGAACTGACATTTAAAATGCTCCTTTTTTTTGTTTATCGCGTCAATCTCTTTTTTAAGACTGACTTAAATCCATCTCTGACGAAGTTAATCAAAGCCTTGTAGTCCTTGTCGGTCAAGAACATAAATGGTCTGCCTTCTTCTGTGACCTTAACAGCTACAGCTTTGTTTGTTGGTAGGTCGTCTTTTTTTAATTTCTTTCTAATACCAGTCACATCAATAACGAATTTTCCAGCAGAAATAACTTTAACCACAAGACTATCAAGCATCTGTCCGGTCATTGTTAAATTAGATCTATTCGGAGTCGTTAACTCTGATAATTCTCCAGCTTTTTTAAGCCCTTTTCTTATTCTCTTTGTCGACTCAGCAAGCGGAGCAAGTTTCTCTCTAGGTTGTAAATTTCCGCTAACACCATATCCAAGACGAGTCCTGACTCTCACCTTTTCAATAATAAATTCACCGATCTCCATAGTTCGCTTATTGTTAAGACTTTCTTTCAAATCTTTCTCAACACTAGCCCTAACTCTGTTAACGCTGATGGATACTTTACTCATACTTCCTTAAGATCTTAGCTAGATCTTCGTCCGTAATCCCTAGGAAATTTCTCGCTAACTTCTTTCTGTTCTTTCGATTCTCATCGCCATATGTGCCAAGGATATTACCCTCCGCCCTTCCCACGACATCGTCGTCAAATACACCAATGCGGATCTCTGTGGCATTTCTCTTGTGGCGTATTTTATCAAACTCAATGCTCGCAAGCATATCACCAGAAAGGGTTAAGTCGACGTTCTTATTCTTTCCGGCTATCTTAAAGTCTAGGCTTTTCATATATGTTTCAGAATAACCAGCGAACTCTTTCTCGTCCGAGCTAGACACTACGCCGTATTTATCTGGCTTAATGCCAATGCCCTTTTCTGATCTGCGACGAATAAAATCAACGATGTCCTGAGCTATCTCCTCGGCAACATCGTCCTCGACTTTGATCGGTAACTCAAACCAAGCCTCAGTTACTTTCGCCATTCTCTACAGGCTCCTCTTGATCGATCGGCTCATCCTCTGGCTCCTCGACTTCGATCGTGTTTTCTTCGTCGATCTCTTTGATAAACTCCTCAATTTCTTCTTCACTCATCTCTGGATATAATTTTTTGAGCGCATATTTTCTTGAGATAAGTCCAGCCTCAAGCTCTAGCTTAATGTCTGCAACAAGCTGACTTCTATCCATAAGCGGAGTCGGATCTCTAAACTCAACAGTTACCTTAGCTAATGGAGAAAACAATGCAGACTGCTCGATCTGCATTTTGCTAACCCAGTATGGATGCATGTGATGCATAACCAGATCCCATAGCTCAGTCTCGATCGCTTTAAATATCTCGACTTGCTTCTCTTTCATCGATGATGCATCGATATGGTCTAGTGCTTTACTAAAGCCAGAGATTGCGCTCTTTCCGTCTGTGTTCATCGCTTGACTTGAAACTAAGCCCTTCGACTCAAGCCACATATTAAGCTCTGCAGTGATTAGATTTAGCACTGCATCGATCTCGACTTGTGGCTTGATCACTCCGACTTCTGGTCTAGCTGTCGGATTATTCGGATCAGACTTAAAGCTCCAAAAAGCATTCGGATTCATCTCGAGATTTTTCTCATCGAGATCCACGCCGTACATCACACTAAAAGCCTGAAACATTACTGCATAGTTTAGATCGCTAAGCAGAATCGGAATGATCTTAGTCATCTTAAGCGTATCCTCGTCTGCTAATGGCATAATCAAGTTTTCAGATAAATTGCCATATACAAACGGGAGTCTGCCGAACATATTCACGCCGTCGCCATTATCGAACGCAAGCATTCTGTCGATCAGCACTGTCTTATCCTCGTCGATAATAACCCATTCATCATTCGAGTAGATGCTGAAAATCTGCTTATTATCTTTTGTCTTTCCATCAAGGATAACGATATGTGTTGGCTTTGTTGGATTAACAGGATCAAGAGATATTGCAACGAATCTATCCGACGGGATGAATCTCAATGCGGGCTTCATGTTGTACACGTAAGGCTGGATTAATGTGTTCTTGTAGAGATTCAGCGCCTCGTTAGATTGATTCATTCTAAAGTTCGCACGCATCTCGTGCTCATACCAAGACAGAAGCTCCTCGTCTTGCTCAGTGCCATCAACTACTTCTCGCACTACTTGCGAGCCATATATTGTCGACTGCTTATCAACTATCTTTCTTAAAATATTTATCGGCACAATTCTATTTTTGGCGACAGCATACGACTTCGGAGACAGCTGCTCCTTTAGATCATTCTGGACATAAGTCAGTAGGTCGCCCTCGAAAATATTGAATAGCTTTTTGTTGTGCTCTAATAGTTGTGCGTGTTTCTTAGTGGCTTCAAGTAGGACGGGAATCTGCTCTTTAAGACTCATAGTTGAATTGTCCTTTGTTCTTTGATAGGCAAAAACGGATCAAGCTTCCATAAACCATAGCCTAACGCATCGCTAATATGCGTCAACATTTTATTTTCACCCTTTTGGTCTGGCTTGTTGTCTTTCCATACCACTTTCTGCAGATCATTAATGAGCTTTTTGCATTTCGGATCGATCATAACTCGACCCTCCATAAGTATTCGGTTTACGTTATTGACCCTATCCATAACAAATGGATTTCTAGAACTTTCAACATAGAATCCATTGTTTTTTAATATTTCAAAATCACTTATGCCGGATGTTTTTCTATTCGCACCAGTGGAGTCAGGTATTACTCGAGCACCACCGAAACCCTTTTTCTTTAAAGTGTCGCACATTTTATAAGTATCGGAGTTTTCCAAATACACTTCATCGATAAACATAAACTTTCTATCAACATACTGAAACACAACTGCAGTCATCGGGTTCACGTTAAAGTCCATCCCGACAAATATTGTCCCCGGCGTCAAAAGTGTTGGCTTAACGTGATCATCATATTTAAATCCATAGTAAACCTGGCCCTCTGATTCATCAGTGAATGTGCCCTCAAGAAATCGCTTTCGATCTTTCTCGGGTAACTTCTCTAATATCTTTAGATATTCATCGTCTAAGTTAGCGATGTTGTCGATCGGATTCATTAGCAGATGATCATAATCTTTCGGGTCAACTTTTGTTTCTTCAATCGGGTCAATGCCTTTGATGAATAGCCAATAACTCCAGTGCGATTTTGTCGGAGGGTTTTCATCGTAAAATAGTTTTTTCTTAAGCGAATTCTTTTCAGCTAATCTCGTCTTAACCAAAGGGATGCTCGAATATGGAATCTGTGAACACTCGTTGAAATATATCGTCGAGTATTCTGTCCCTAAGATTTTCTCGATGCGTTCTTTATCATCAAGGCCTGCTACCCATATCTCAGATCCGTTCGGCAGAGTGTAGTAATAATCGGTTTTGTTTGGCTTCGCTCTTAGCTGAGGAAATGCAAGTGACAGGACCTTTGGGAGCGTATCAAGCCAAATGGATCGCTTAGCATGGTTAAAATTCAAACGCACTATTAGATGCTTCGATTTCGTTTTGCACGCTCTGATTATGATCTGTCTAACAATGATCGCTGTCTTGCCAGATCGACTTCCGCCAAAGAGCATGATCTCCTTAGCGTCGCCTGACATTTTTCTGACGGCTTCTTTTTGCTTTTCGGTCTTGATGAATTTTAGCTCATCGACCTCATGCTTTTTCGTCGTCACTGTCTATCTTTATTGTTATCTTTGAATCATTCAAATCAATGTCTTGCTTCTCTCGCCATTTGTCTGGCTGTCTGTTCTTTAGCCAAAAGATCATTGATGTTGGGTCTGGCGGATAATGCTCTATGTATTCATGAGTCACAACTTCGCCGTTTTTATTTAAGAAAACTTTTGTTGCTTTGGCTGAATAGCCTGTTGCTCTTTGAAGTAGAGTTGCCTCTACCATTGAGTCAGCTACCTCTTTCACTTCTTTTAGGGACCGCAGAAAGTCTGGGTTTGATTTTTTCCAGTCTTCTAGTGTTCTTTCTGAAATTCCAACAATCTCTGCGACCTCTGAATCCTTAAGAGAATGCTCGTACATTTTCAGGATTTGTTTTTTTAGCGCCTCATTGAATAGAGACGGCCTTCCCATTTTTTTCTTAGCCACTGGCTGTCCTCCCACTGGGATTTAGTCTTGATCGCGCACTAATTTGTTGAATTTGTCAATATGCTATCCATAGAATAATACCAATAGCCCGTCTTTTTTCGAGTTTTCACCACTCAAGATCGCATTATCATGCTGACAGTTTAGCCTTTAATTATTTTCTCTGGGCTATTTTTATCGATAATCATCTGAGCGATATTAACAAAACCGAGAAGTTCAAGCGAGATACTGCCAGATAATTTTCTTCTCTTTCTCCAAACGCCGTCACCGTCACGAGATCCAGCATCGTTAGTGTTGAACTCTATAGTGACCAAATCTCCGTCAAAGTCCTCGACAATACCAACATGCCCACGAGATTTATCCTTGCGAGATCTCCAGAAAATAAGAGAGGCCCTTGTTGGATTTTTCGATTTGTATTTCTCATTGATCTTTGCCCATACTCGCTGCGTGCTGCCACCTTCTGGCATTGGGTTTTGCAAATTTAGTTTTAAGCAAGCCGATTGCACAACGTGCTGAACGCCATACATGCAGTATGGAGATCCAAGCGATCCGCCTTGCGATTGAATTAGCGCATCGATTTGTGGTGAGCGATTGTTGCCCTTTGTTTCTCTCACTCCAATCCATGCAGATGCCATGAAAATAATTTCGTCTTGGATTTTCTTTTTTAATGTAACAGTGCCATCGTCAACGGGGGGTTTATCAATAATTGGCGACGGTTGTTTTGGCTTAAGAATGTCTTTAAGAAAATCCCAGAATGCCATGCTTATTTTTGCCTCATCTTGAAGTTTTCAGTGATAGCTTTTGCGATCGTATCGCATATCACTTCAATCAGTTTTTCATCGATAGAAAGGTTAATGCTAACCCTTGCGAACACGCAATGGATAATTTCATGTATCAGCGTTATTTGCGTTTCTTCTGGGCTTAGGGATGCGTCGATTACTATTTCGTTTCGATCTTGATCGTAAAAACCATATAGACTTGTTTTCGATAAAAGATCTTTTTTTAAAATCACTTTTGTTTTTTTGCCAAAAATCATTAAGTTCATTAATGGCTCCGTCCTGGATTTTTTTGACGTTAGTTTTCGCTATTTGTTTTGTTTTTTTGATGAATTCCTCAAGCGTGAGGTCGCGCTTCATGTAGTTGCATGGCCCACAGCATGGCATGACATTTCCACGGACATAGCCGAGGCGAGAATCAATGCGATCGATGCCTTGGTATGTGATGTTAAACTTCTCGTATACTCTGTGCTTATATAAATTCGATGGGCCTGCTTGGCAGATATAGCATTTGAGAGAGATCAGATATTTGAAATCCTCGAAGGATAGTGAGAATTCGAGTTTTCTTTTTTTGGCTTTGTGTCTGTATTTCCCTAATAGCTGATTAACCGAGGCATCAAATTCTCGTTTGAGCGCCCGTTTTTTGGCACGATAGGTATTTGCCATGCAGATATTTCAGCACGAAATATGGGCAATTGAATTTAAGAAAGTTTAAGATTTCATCTTTCTCTTATGCGCTGCAATATAATATCTGGATGTTCGTCTGGCTTGTGGCCTCTTGCGTGCCATAGCTCCTGTAAGGCCACGTACTGGTATTCTCCGGCGAGAAGCCATCTAACATAGTCATCCGGCACTTCGTCGATTGTACGGCCTTTGTGGGCGCCAAAAGTGATCTCCCAAGGGCCCATTACGCAGGCTGGGCATTGGCTTGGCTTAACTTCGTTGTCTTGCTTCACAGAAAAATCCAGAATCAGGCTTTATCATGTACAATGGGGAATCTTTATCCGCCCCTGCGCGGTGTAGATAAATTCCCCTGCGAAGCGAAATATAGGCATTTAACCTGTCTTGTGGGTTTTTAACAACCTTGTACTCACTACAAAGAAGTGCAGCGTATATTAGGGCGCCATTGGAAATATATTCGCCTACAGCATCCTCGACGATATGCTTAAAGCCATAAGAAAAATAAACTCTATTTTTTGGAAGTAATGGATGGATATTCTTTAAAAACCTAATAGCTTTGTCGACTTCTCTAAAGACAAATTTTCTTTTTTCATCGTCCGTGCGCCTATGCCACCACATGAGCGGCTCAAGTCCCGCGTCCCAGGCAACAAACTTAAATGCACCCACATCAACGCTCGTCGCTTCGACTAATGGAAACCCGTCCAATTGCTCATCCTGCTTGAGATAAACTTCAAAATTTCTCGCCATACTTTTGCCTCCGCTGATGGGGAGGTGTAAATTGAACTAAAATTGAAGTCAATTATTTGTCGCATCGCAATGGTCGTTTTTAAGGTCGTTTTCGGGGTCGTTTTCGGAAAAAAACCCCATTCACTATACAAAAATAAAATGCATTTTCATTTTCCGATTTTTTTCTAAATTTTTACCTACCTCTATTTCAATATTTTTACGACTTTACGACCTTTTTAGTATTTATATTAATAATATTATATACTTAAGTAGGTCGTTTTTTGGTCGTTTTTTGGTCGTAAAGTCGTCTTTTTTTGTCATTCTTTGCAAATATAGGTAACAAATCCGCTGAAAGTGACTCCGCCCTTTCCTTTTGAATTCTTCTCAAGTTTCGACTTTACCTCAAGTTCCCTAAAAAACTGCTGCTTTGATAGGCATCCACGGTTTGCCATTTTACACCAGTGCGCGAAGTCGGAATATATATCTTTGCCTAAAGTTGTAGCATTTTGACTGCTCTTTTGCTCGATTATAAATTTAGAATCCCATTCTCCAGTCCTAATCTCTTCTAAATAAAGAGTGACACTGTCAGTCAAGCTTTGCCATTCTTTAACAAAAGTTTTCGATGATTCTGTCTCTATATACTTAAACTCCGCTGAGATTAAATCAGCGAGCCCAATTTTTGCGAAATCCAATACGCTACCAGAGTCACGCATCCATATCTGATCGGCGAACTCAATAAAGCTAGCAGCTGATGCGTTTTCGCTATCAAAGGATTTTTTGAATTTAACTATCGAAACCCTGTTATTTAATGCGCCCGAATTTCCCTCGTATGTGTTCGGCATGATGTTGCAACAATAGATATGCAGAAAGGGGAGTGTAGCTCTAACTTTCTTAAGTCCTTTTCTATCAATATCAACGGGAGATTTGTCGCGAACCCCCTTCAATGTGTTTACGTCAAGCTCACATCCCTTTGGAAGCTCTAGAACTATATTTGCAATTTTCCCGATAGCGTTTTCCCAATTGAATCTGTCGCCTCCATTGCCTTGAATTATTGGCAACACGCTTGAGACGTTTTGCTCGCCAAGTAGTTTTTTAATTAGCAGGGCGAAAGTTGACTTGCCGGAGTTTGAAGCGCCCTCAATGAAAAAAATCCATGGGACGAACGGCACAAGCGCTGCTCCCATCATTTGCTTAAGTATGCGAAAGTTTTCTTGTCCGATGTCGTTTATTCTGCCCTTAAGATATTCGTTAAACATCCCGTTTCTTGGCAGGCCATCAGTCTTTAAAAATGGAAATGGGGCGCAGTAGGCTAGATAATCATTTTTGTCGTGCTCTTTGTATTTTAAATCGACCTTTCCTTGCTCATTCACTTCGACTTCTATGGTCGTGTCGCTGAAATTAAATTTGTTAGGACTTGAAGTAAAAAAGCAGTTATTTTCAGGGGCTATTGGGATTTTTGCTATCACTTGATTTGATAGGTTCTTTACCTTAGTTATGTTCGCTTTGTTTTTGTACGCATGAATCGACATCTTATCTATGAGATCACGAAACTGCTCTTTGCCAATTCTTTCCCAGTGAGTGTCTGCCCATCTGAAAAATTCATCACCTGCTTTGCAGATTTCTGGCATTTCTTGAAGTATTTTGTCAGCTATTTCGCCCTCTGATAATCCAATCATTGGATTTTCGCGAGCTTGATTTTCAACTTTTTGCTTCTCTGTTAAGTCGACAGGTTCATGTCTTTTGCCGGGATTTAGATGCGAATAGACTTTGCATTTTCCAGAGCAGTAGGCTTTTTTGATTGGATCATAGCATGAGAATTTGTAGCTATTTTTTTTGGCATATGCATCGATAACCATTTTCATAGTTTCTTCGACTCTCATTATGTCTCTTTCGTACATCCTATTTGCCCATTTTTTCATTCTGTGGACAGCCAGGCTGACTGCTAGCCCTGTCTTTTGCATATCGCAAATCATGCGAAATGCTATATCGTGCCGGTTGAATTGAGGTAGATGGCAATCCATCATTTTTTCGATGCATTTTTTTCCGTCGAAAGTTTCATACGCAAGAGATTCATCCTCATCAAGCATAAGTCCGTTTGGGACTTCGACGAGTTGACTTGGTTTGAATTGTTTTTCAGCTCTTGTTTTTATTTCTTCTGTTTCTTTGTCGTCGATACATAGCCAGTCAATTTTCTGCTCTGGAGAAATTGGGTGCTTGTATGAAAGATTCTGTTGTACTTTTGCGATTTCTCTAATTTGCTCAATGGTTAAATTTTCCCAGCCAAAACCACAGTCTGTTAATCTTGTTTTGTATAGTTTTGTTTTTAAATTTAATGACCTATAAGCTCGAAATTTTCTTGATGGGTCCCATATCGCGAGGTCGATTGTTTTAAATTCTTTTTGAAGTTTTGAAAGAATCTCTTTGACGTGCAGGCTGACCTCTCTATGTCCGCCCGATTTTATCCCAAATGCATCCATATGTACGGCAACATGAAAGCCCTTGTTGCCCGAAAAATAGATTTGGAAATCGCATTTACTTTCATCAAGTTTTTGGACAAAAAGCTTAACATCCTCCCACGCCTCCGCTCCCGGCGTTTCGCTTTCTTTGTCGTCAAAATCTAGATGGATAGTTTCAAATACTGGACATATTTCGCCCGAGTACTCCTTAAATTCTTCTCTGGCTTCTAAATCATAAAAACAATGATAAGCCTCAGAATCACTTGAGTGTTTTGCTATTAGCTCCTCAAGTTGATCCGCCTTTACAATTGCGCTGCCGGATAGCTTTGACCTAGTTGATTTTACGAAATAGTTTGAATCTATCATTTTAAACCCTCTTGCATTTTTTTCGTTTGACATAAAGAAATAGACGACATAACCTGCACCCCTCTTGCATTTGGTTCTATGTTTCAGTTTGCGCAAAAGGCTTCGAGTTCTCCTCGGGGCCTTTTGTCTTTTTGGAGCCTAAAACCGTACTCGTAAAATCATTGCCGTTTCAACAAAATAAACCCTAGTACTCACGCCCGGCGGCGCACCACTATATATAGTTAGCCCATATTTTACGCATTGCCACATGCTGATTTTTATCTTGCACTTTGGTCGAGGTCCTAGTTAACGTGTGTTCACGGAAAAACATAAAACAAAGGAGACATTCGATGGCACTGCCAACAATGAAAACGTCAATTCAGACGGATTTCAGCAAGTACAAATTTCTGATCTATGGACAGCCGAAGGTGGGAAAATCCACTTTCGCTAGCAAATTTAACAATGCTCTATTTATAGCAACAGAGCCGGGGCATAATTTCCTAGAGATTTTTAAGATCGATATTCGCACATGGGCTGACTTCAAAGAGACAGCGAGAGAATTAACGACGACGAAGCATGATTACAAGATGCTCGTGATCGATACGGTCGACAATCTCTATAAGATGTGTGAGCAATTCGTTTTGGAGCAGAATAAAGTGCAGCACGCATCTGATCTGCCATACGGAAAGGGTTTCAATTTAATTAAAGATGAGTTTACAAAAGTCATGAATTATCTCGGAAACTCTGGCTTCGGATTCGTTTTTATCTCTCATGCGAAAGAGAAAGAGCTTAAGACGAAAACTTCAAGTTGGACAATGATGTCGACCTCTCTTGGAAATCAAGCAGAGTCATTCGTGTGCGGGTTATGTGATTTCATTTTCTATTGCTATGTAAACGACAAAAACGAGCGATTGATGAAAACCAAGGCTGAGAAATACGTGAACGCTGGGAGCCGTGGTTTTGATTTACCGTCGCCGATGCCAATGGATTTTAATTTATTAACAACTAAATTTAAAGGGGGATAAAATGAGCAGTATTTTGGATCTATTCGATATGCCAGACACTCAGAGCGAGAAAAAAGAGTTTGAGAAACTACCAGAGGGCACATATCAGGTTGAAATTGAGGAAGCAAAACTCGACGAGGCTAATCAGTATGGCCCGCGCGTGGCTTATACTCTGAAAATAACAGAGGAAGGCAAGTATCGAAATCGCAAGCTGTGGGTTAATCGCAAGCTTGATGCGAAAACGATTTGGAAGGTTAAGAGTGATTTTGAGGCTCTTGGTTGC